CGGCCTCATCGGCACAGCCGTGCGCGGGGCCGATGTTCTCAGGTCTGTGTTGGCTTCCAGCAACGTGACGGTGCTGACCTCCTCAACGGCAGACAAAATGTCGCGCGAGGATGAGAAATGGCAGCACGGCGCTTTCACAAAGGTTTTGCTTGATGCGCTGGACTCCGGCGATGAAATCGATACCGACCGTAACGGCGTCATCTCAATGGCCGAACTTACGGCCTACATGGAGAAGCATCTTTTTGAGTTGACTGGCGGCGACCAACAACTTGGACTGGAACAGCGGTTCCAGGGCGATGTTTTCGTTTCGGGTTTGTGAAGTATCCTCCATCGGCGGTCGGCCGTGCCGGCGGCGCGAAGGCTGACTGATTGTGCCGCGTCTTGGCGGGAGGTCACCTCGAAGCCGGGTTGTCGAGGCCGAACGCGGCAAGCGGCCCTGGGGCGTGACGGCCATGCTGACCGACCGAAGGTAGGCGATTTCTGTCGGGCAACCTGTCGGGCAAAAAATCTTGGCGTTTGTAAGTGCTTGATTTAATTGGTCGGAGTGGCAGGATTTGAACCTGCGACCCCCTCGTCCCGAACACGGTGACCATCCGGGCGACCATTGAAATATCATCATTTTTATCCTCATTTAATCGCGTAAGTCCCGTTTCGTTCACGGGTTTTCGGTGCCATAACGGTGCCAGTAGGGCCTCGGAGGACCAAGAAACGTGCCGTCCCGAATCCGGGCCGGCGAGCCCGGCTCGCCGATCGGGCCGGCAGGGGGGTTGTCCATGGATTGTGCTCGCGAAGGGACATGTCATACTTGGCGACACAGCGAGCATAAGGCGAGGGTGCGGTCATGCAATGGCGTCCAATGCGGATCGTCCGTGCAACCACGGAGGCGGAAGTCGATGCCGCTCTGAAATCGGCCGACAAGATTTTCGTGGAAGGTGACGATCGGTTGCTTTCCTATGCGGTTTCTAAGGCTGAGGGTGATCCTGAAAAGTTTAAAATTGAATTCGAACCGCCTCCTCCCGATCAGGATTTACCCCGTCTCAAACGTCTCGAACGCCGGGTGCAGACTGCCTCTAAACTTTGCCACATCCTTCTAATTATTGTTCTCTTTTTGCTCGCATGTCTTGGCGCAGCAGGCATCGCGTTGGTTATCATACGCGGGGGGGGGGCCGGCCATGGCAACATTCCTGCACTCGTACAGATGCTGGTATGGCCAACGGTGGCGGCGCTTGCAATTGTCGCGTTGTTCCTGATTGCTTGGAAGGCGATTACCAGAGGCCAAAATATCGAAATCAGTTGGAAGCTAACTGAGAAGTTCACCGGCCGCGTCGTCATCACAAAGGTTAAGACGCGAAGGGCAACCCCGAAAAGTCGTGCTGCGGCGGCCTAAACAACGCTAGGTCGTCATAGGGCTCGATTTTGCCGGCCCGGCGAGGCGGTAATGGCAGCCCCGGCCCCCTGCTGAAAGTCGGGATGGTGATGGCCGTAGACCTTCATGAGCATCTCGACCGTCATGCCGAGATAGCCCGAAACCTGCCACGGATCGCCACCATTCTGCATCGCCCACGTCGCGGCAGTATGGCGTAAGATGTGTGGCGTGGCCTTGATGCCAGCCTTCATCGTAGTCGTAGCGAACGCCTTCCGGACCGAGCGCACGGGTTCACCGTTCCACTCGATCACGGCCTTCTCGGAAATGCCAAGGCGTTTCCAGCGCCGCATATGGGCAAGCAAACGGGGCGGAATACGAATAGGCGTCTGGCGCTTGTTCGTCTCGCGGCGACCGATCGCACGTCGATAAAAGACCCCACGATCGAGATCGACGTGCCCGCGCCCGATGGTGGGTATCAGCGCGGCCCCACAGATCGCGCCGGATCTTGTTCCCGTATAGAGGCCAACCAGAATGAAGCGAGCGAGGTGGCGACCGACGAACCGGCGCGTCCGATTATCGCCAACCGTCTGACTGGCGCGCCACGCCGTCCAGATCAGTTTTGCGGCCTCAGAGCGTGTGAGCCATTCTTCACGTGCAGCAGGCTTCTCAGGCAATGCCACCGAAACGATCTCAGAGCAGAGCCCTTCCCTGCGGTGGTGGTTGATAGCGGCTCGCAGGTCCTCAAGCTCACGGCGTGCCGCCGCGGTGGATACCATACGCGGCGCGTTGCCCGTCTTTTCCGGGCGAGCGGATTTCCATCGTTGTGCGACCCGGTATGCAACATAGGCTCGACAATTGGTGCCGTTCACATGTGCGAGCGTCTTTTCGGTCCACCAAGCATCTAGGCCCAATACCCGTTGCTTGGTCTCGTCTTCCCGCGCGTGCCTGGGGGCGATATCGGTCAGGTAGATCGCTAGGACGTCGGCGATGAGGATTTCAGAGGGATGACGGCCGCGTGCCCGGTTGGGTTGGTACTTTGCTGCGAGGTGTTCGCTGAGCGCCCGCTCGGCGCCCGCGCGATCTTCTGCAAGGCAGCCCGTGCGGATTTGGCGCGTTCCATCTTTGATGATCCAGTTGGCGCGGCGGAGTAGCCTTCCGGCTGCGTCGCGTTGTTCTGGTTGAAGCCACAGTCTGCACCCCTTGCTTGGTCGCGGCATCGTTTCCTCATTTCTTCAATGGCGCGCAAAGTCGTGAATTGCTTCCCCGCGATCCGCTCGATCGTAAGGCGTCCCCGGCTCGCTTCCCTTCGCAGCCCCGACACCGTCATGCCGCCAGCCGGGAAACCGTATTTCACCGCCTTGTCGAGGCGCAAGGGCGTATCGGGGCCGATTTCTGGTTCGTCATGCCGCATTGATGGGCGCTCACGTTTGCGGTTGGCGTTTTGTACTCACCAACCCTTGGTCGAGCGGACCACGGTCGAGCGGCCATGCACGATCCCAAGCTCGGCCTCGATCGAGGCAATCGCGGCGCGAAGGTCCTCGGCGTTCCTGTAGCTCACGCTTTTGCCTTCATAAGAAATTGTGGTCGCGCCCGACCGATAGGCCTCGCGCAAGCTCGCCAGTTGCGCTTCGAGATCGTCCGCCATGGTCAGCGTCCGGGGTTTTTGAACCAACCGTGATGATCGATGAAGGCCGCACCGTAATCGAGCCGGACTTTGATTTGTACACCATCGACCTCGAAGCCGGCTTTGCTCTCGGTTTGCGGGCCGTTGGTGCCGGCCAGATAACAAAATTCGAGGCCTTCAATTCGGGCCGGATCGGCCACGACATACCAGGCGTACTGGTCAACAAACCGGGGCTCGACAATCAGCTTGAGGCTGGCGAACGGGTTCACGTCGGTTGTTTGCACCGGCCGGATTTGGGTCAGCAATTGTTCGAAGGTCGTTTCCAATTCCGGGCCGCATACGCAAGTCGCCGGCGTCACATCGATCACACCACCGGTCGGGCTCTTTTGCCGCCGCATCTTCAACCGGGCATCGGACAAGGTCGTCATGCTCGGCGCGGCGCCGGCCGTCGCCAGGTTGCCGTGCGACGCGTGAAACAGCGTGAGCCCATCATCCATCGTCGGCCCAAGCCCGTTGTTCGCAACCAACAGGTTTACTAACTGTTGCGCCTCGAAGGCTTTGGCGGCTTGGCCGAGCCGAGCCGAAAGGTCGGTGAACGCGCCGAGATCGTCGTTTACTAGCGCTTGCCTGCTAATTCCAAAAATCCTGCCATAAGTAGCAATCTGATAACTCGCCTTGAGGTCGGCCATCGTGTCGCTTTTGAATTCGCCAGTTTCAGGAACCGGCAGCAACTGGAAGCTCAAGCTGTCGAGTTGTACACGGTATTGCAGCCGAAAATCTTGCGCGGTTTTCTCGCGGGCAAGCGGGCGAAGGCCGCTCGGTGCGCTCTCGTAGCTCGGCCGTAAAGTTTTATCGACCACGGCTAGCAACACGTTCGGAAAATCGCTGGTCGAATGCAGCGCCCGTTTGATCAACTCCGGCTTGGAATTACCCAACACGGTGATGCCGTTGCGCGACAGGCACTCGCGCGCGACCTCAGCGATCGACAACCCGATAAAGGGCCTCGCCGCCGCGCTCGGGGTATGGCTCGGAGTGATGCGGGTAAGAAGCGCCTCGCTCAAGATGCGAACATGCGCCTCGGGATTGTCCATCGATTGCAGATTGTGCGGGGTGCGCAGCGCCGTGGTGCCCCGGACCTGCATCTCGAACAGGATTTCCTCGCGCGCCTCAGGAACGCTTACCTGCCGATCAACGAGGTCGTTGACCACGTCCAACCCGACACCGGCGCGCAACGCCAGTGCCCGGATTTGGCGGTTAATGTTCGCGCGCTCGCCGACAGCAACCGGGCGGAAGCTTCGCGTTTTCGCAGCGCGATCGGCGGCCACGCTGACGAAGGAACATTCGCGGATTACCCATTGGGCCGCGGTCCTGGTCCGAGTGCCGCCATTGGCCTGCCCCTCGATCCAGCGATCGACCGTGTAGCCAACCGACAAATGCTGGATCACTCCCGATCTCACATCCTCGATCATCGGCGCGATCTCAGGCCTGGTCGAGAACCGGATCACCCCGATCACCTGGTCGCCCTCGACCCGCAAATTGTCGAGAGTGCCAAGCACGGAACCGAGACCGTGCTGTTGATGGCTGTCCAACACACTCGCGCCGCGCGAGGCCGCAATGTCGAGGCCTGCGGGGTCGAGTATTTCATGGAACGGGCCGCGGGCATCCTGCCGGGGGACCGGGTTGGCGCTGGCGATGACCGCCTCGATGCTCATGGTCTCGGCATTGAATGACGACGGCCGCGGGATCGCATCGCGCAGTTCGAGCGCTACGTCGAATTGACGGAGGAGGAGGGTGTTAAACATTGGCGTCCTGACTTTCTGGTTGCGCGACGAGCGCATTGGCATCAGTCGCGGCAATTGCCCCCTGGTACGGATCGCTGGCGATCTCGCGATCTACGCTTTCGATATCGCGCCCACTGCGTTCGGCGATCAGTTCCGCCCGGCTCTTGATCCGGGCACCAAGGAGGATCGCATCGCCTTTGGCACTCTTGAGCGGATCCAGCGGCTCGGGCTGCGGGAACCGGAAATCCGCCCGCAAGTAATCGTTGGGCCGCGCCTCGAAGCCTTCGGCGCGAATACGGCCGCTCAAGATCGCCAACAACATCACCCGCGCCCAGAGCGGCTGAAGGAACTGGCCGACGATTAGCGTCTGCTGAATGTGAGATACCCGGCGCTTGAATGCCTCGATCCCGAGCCGCGCCGAACTGTAGTTGACCTGGGAGAGATCGCCGCAAGCCAATTCGTAGGGAACGCCGGCCCCGGCCGCGGCCGTGCGCAGCATATGACGTAGAACCGCATCGATCTGGCCAAGCTCGGCCTGGGGCGTGAATGTTACGTCAGTTCCGGGCGGCAGGAACCGCAGCGTGCCAGGCTCAAGCGACAGGGTCGCCGGGTCGGTTGTAGTGTCGCCAGTGAGACCGCTCGCGTTGTCGAGATCGCGCACGAAGGCGGCGAACAGCGCGTTCACCTTGCACTTCGCCAAGATCGCATCCTCAAGGCTGTCGATCTCGATCAGCCTGGTCGCGACCGGCGACAACCAGGACAGGCCTCGAACGGCGCCGGGCACCTTCGGCTCGAACATGTGGCAGACGTCTTCGGCCGGAACGCGCACCGGCAGTTCAACACTCGCCCAGGGCACGTCAGGGGCGGTATCTCGGACCCAATACGCCAGCCGCCGGCCAAGACGGTCCTCCTCAATCCCGGCCGTGATCCGCGGCGCGTCGCCGGTCAGGCCCAAGGACGGCCGGGTCAGGGTGGCGTCAACCTGCTCGGGGGCGAGGAACGCGACACGCAACGTTGCGCCCTGATCCACGATCATGCGCGCGAAGGCCTCGCCGTTGACCACGAGCGAACTCACGGCACGGGCGAGGAGGCCTTGCAGGTTGACCACGCCTTCAATGTCGCAATCGGCGGCGAAGTCGGCCCAGATACGCTCCAGTTCGAGCCGCTCGCCCTGGTCGGGATGGTTGGCGCGCGCCGTGATGCCGTCGCCGCCCACGATCGCCGTCACGTAGGCGCCGACGATCGCTGCCGCGGTCGGGGAGTTCTCGCACAACCAGCCGATCCGGCGCGCCGCGATTGCGCGAGCCGCGAGCGTTTGGGCCATAGGGGCGGACAGCATGGCGCTGGCCGGCCAGCGGGTCGAACCGCCGGCAATGTCGAGCCCGCCGGAAAACGAGAACGCCCGGCGCAACGCGGCGAGGGTCCGGCGGATCATGCCGAGCTCCCCGAAGAAGTCGACCATTTCTTGGCTTGCTCGGCGAGCGCGTATTGGAAGAACTCGACCGGCACCCCGAGCACCGCGGCGCTTTCCTCATCGGACAGCGAACCGCTATCGAGGCGCTCGATCAATTCGTAGCAGCGCGCCTCGAACTCCGGCGTCGCCAGGTAGGCACGGATTTCGGCCTCGGTCACAGGTCGGCCTCGATCTTCGCGCGCCCCAATACCCCGCCGCGCTTTGCTTCCTTGAGCGTCACCACGGTGATGCGATCGGGACCGGCATCGAAGGGTTGGAGGATTTCCACAAGCCGGGGATCACCCCATGGCGGCAGGAACGGCTCGGAAAAATCGTAGCCGTGAGCCTTGGCCGCGCGCCGGACCTCAGAGATGATCTCCGTCATGTCCATCGCCACGTAATCCTTCGGGTTCACCCCGAAGCGCGCGCGAACATCATTGGCAATGGCGTGCAAATCCCACTGCCGGGCGCACACCGGCAGACGGCCGGGCCGCCCTTTCTGGTCCACATAGTTCACGACGAAGTAATGGACGGGCTCGGGCTTGACCTTCTCGGCGATCGCCGCGGCGACGGTCCAACTCGGCCATTGATCGCGCACAAAGGCAGCCGCGTCCGTCCGTCCGATCCGTTCCGCGAGCCCGTTGGCGAGCACGTGGGCTACCGCATCTAGTTCGATATAGCCCAAGCTCTCGAAACAGACGTCCCTACCGAAGGCCAAGCCAACCTGGTTGCGTTGCCGCAGGACCTTCAGCCGCTGATTATCAAGCCCAGTGGCCGCCAGCAGTTCGGCGAACGTGATGCTGCGCATCGGGCTCTCCCCATGGTTTCAATCGATACCATAGGTACACCCTTGCACCGAGGGCCGCAACTACCAGCGGCCCCGTTCCATGAAGGCGGATTTGACCACGGCCGGCCGCGACGGCGGCGGCGCCTCGGGCAGCTGCAGAATGCTCTCGCGCTGGTCGAAGGCGGCGTCGGTCAGGTTCAAGGCAGCCCTGGCAGCCATGGCGTAGATACAGGCATCCAAGGCCTCATTACGCTGGCCGATCTTGCGCTCAAACCGTACCGTTGGCTTGCCGCGGGCGAGCCGAACAACCCGCTTCTCGGCGGCCAGCTGCGAAAAATAATCCGCGGTCAGAGTGTTTGAGAAGCGGACCGAGCGACCGCGTGCGAGCCGCGTGAGCAACTGGCTTTTCAAGGTGTCAGTTCCGATGACGAACAGCCGGCCTTTGCGCGTCTTGCTGGGTGCGATCGCCGGCCTGGCGAACCCGGCCACCCCCTTGCCGGCGAGAACCCGGCGCGCCAGGCGGGGCTGTGAGAACCCAAGAACAATATCGTAGACGCCACCATCGCCGGCATCGATCACCGCGGCGTCGACCTTCAACCGCCCTCCATGGGCATGGCGCCAGCGCTGCAATAGGAACTGGTCAAGCTCGACCCAACTGCCGTTTTCGAGCGGGCTGCCCCATAGGGTTTGATGCGCCAGGATGAACATGGTGCCGTCACGGGCATGGCCGGCGAGCGTGACCTCGAACCGGTCCTGCTGAACATCGATCCCCGCGGTGATGAACGCAACCGGGGCGGGAATATGATCGAGATCGAACGGCTCGACCCGCGCCGCAAGGGCAAGGTCCTCGACCTCGTCAGCCGCCTCGGCCCAGGGCTCGGCCAGGGCTACGTTAAGAAAGACCTTCAGGGTCGCGTCATCATTTTTCGCGTGAAGATACTCGGCGGCAAGCTTGCCCCAGGCCGCATTGGCGAGCGGACTTACCAGGGCATTGATCTTGTAACCGCGATGGGCCGGGCCGGCGTCGGGGTTCTGCGCGTGCCAGTGCCCGTTGCGCACCATCTCGGCCTTGCAGGTCTCGGGAACAAGCTCATGGCAGGCCGGGCAGCGCCAGGCGGCCAAGTCCGGGCGATCAGCCGGCCACTCGACATCGCGCCAGCAGATTTCAGAGAAGACGCCGCAGCGAACGCATGGCACCTGCCACACCCGGCGATCGGACTGCGCATAGAGCCGACAAATGTGCGAGGTCGCCTCATCGAGCGGGGTCGAGCCAATCAGGATTTTCCGATCGGGAAAGCTCAAGGTTCGAGTAATTGCCAACCCGATCGGGTCGCCCTCGCTTAGCACAGCACAGGCGTCGGCCTCATCGATGATCAAAACCCTGGCATTGTGCCTTCGCAGATTTCGAGGCGCGCCGGCGCCGATCACGGTAAGGCTCGCGCCGTTAGCGCCAATGCGATGCAACAATGTGTTGCGGTCCGATCGGCCGGGGTGCGGCATCGGGAGCTTGTCGCGTAGCTTCGGGCTCTCAAGAAAAATCGGTTCCAAATCGGCAACGGTCCAACCCCTGGCGTCGCTCTCGGTCGGCCACACTGTCAACACGCGGCACGGATCGCGCGTCAGGTAATGCGCCACGACAGACGACATTAACGTGGTCCAACCAATTCTCGCACTTTTCTGACAGACAACCGTTTCCACCTGAGGATCAGCGATCGCGTCGGCGACCTCAACCATGTACGGCGCCAGCTTGATCGGCCCCGGCTCGGCGGTCAGACCGACCGGCAATCGAACCGTTTGTTCAATCCAGTGCGAGAGTGAGATCGGTTTGCGTTGCTTCGCCATTGCGCGGTCATCCAAATGTCGGGGGCGGCACGTCCCAATCGCCATGGTCTCAGCACAGAACCTTTTATCTAAACTCAGGTCCGCCTCAGGAGCAGCCGTGCGACCTCCAACGGGATGACGTTGCCCGAACGAAACCAGCGGAACTCACCCGACCATTTCGCCGACGTGAGACGCGGGCGATCCTCCTCAGGGATGGTCATCTGCCGCAGCCAAGCATGGTCGGCGTCGTAGCGATCAAGCTTCTCCTGGAGCGTGCCAAGCGTGGCCATGGCTAGCCCATTATATATGGGTAGAAAGACAAGAGAAGAACAAGACACAGAACAGACTTGATACCGTATGCCGCAACCCTGCGGCATGTTTTCGAAAATCATGCCGCAAATCTGCACATTCAACATGCCGCAAATCTGCAACAGATCGATCCCCTCAGACTGGGAACTGAAGCCGGACTACAGGCGACCTTTTGGGCCGCCGCTCGACCCGGACCAAGCCTCGCCTTTCGAGTTCGGCCAATGCCCGCCACTTCGAGTACCGGCTCACGCCATTGAACCCCGGCATGCGGTTCCCAAGCTTGACCGTATCCGTGTTGGCCTTCCATCCCTCGTAGAGCAGAAGAAGCGCGACGCGGTACGTCTGCCCCGTTGCACCATCGAGGCGATCGAGCCAAGCCAACGGGACCATCACGAACTGCTGTTTCTTGCGCTTGCGCACCCGTGGCGCCGAACTCTCGACCCGCTGTTCCGGCGTCAAGGCGCCGGAAGGTAGAAGCAAGTCAGCCAGGTTGAACGCACCCATCGCGATCTATCCCGCTTTGCGTAGCTTGTGCCCCTGGCGTTCAAGCAGGCCCATCACCTTCGCCCACATGACCGTGCCCCTTTTATCCATGTACCTGTTGGGCCAGGCGATGGTCTTGATCTCTACGTCTAACTCAAAACCGTTCAATACAATGCGCGACGCCTCCCGCATGGCGCCTTCCACGATCGCCTTGTGTTCCTCAAGATCTTCTAAGCGGGTACAAACGCCGAAGGCATCATGAACTACAGCGCCGACCGGGACGCCGCGCTCGGCAATGAGGCAGGCAGCAATCCGCATGCACTCCGCGCCATTCGCTTGCGCCGGAAAATTTCTAAGCGATCTAACATTTGGATTTTCGCCGATGTAGATAGTCCAACCAAGAGCGGTCCACAGTTTGTTGTGGAGCATGGCGGTATCAACCGCCGCGTCCGACCAGCGCCGATGCACATGGTAGGTTTCGCGATACGCACGTATTAACTCACGCGCGATAGAGCGCGACCTGCCGATGCGAAGCGCGAGAGATTGTTCTTCCATCCCGTAGCCGACACCCAATACAACCGTTTTGAACAGATCACGGACGGCTTCGTGACTTTCTTTGGTTGCATCCGGAGGTGCAGCGCCAGCTTGCTTCGCAAACTGTAAATACACATCACTCGATCTATACGCATCTTGCATCATTGGATCGCCACTCAAAGCCGCAGCAATCCCGAATTCCATGGCTCGCCAATCGGCGTAGAAAAAGGCGTGACCTGGCGGCGGCTTAATTAAACCCCTGATCCATGTCGCTGGTCCAAAAACGTACTGACTGTTGCTCGGCGCATTGCGTCCAGTTCGAGCCCTGAACGCCGACAGTAAACAGCGGTTTCGATGATCATGGCCAACCGCGAGATCGTTTAATCGCAGTTCGGAAAGACTGCTACGAAGTTCCTTGAGTGGTGCAACGATCGGGTAGGCTTTCGCCATTTCGCCGAAGGTATCAGCGTCAAGAGCAAGATTGCCGCTTTCCAATCGCGGCCACCACGGGATGCCACTGCGCGCCAGCCATTTAACGAACCAATCAGTTCGGAAAGAACGGCCGTCGAAGACGCCGTAATCCCGATCTACCTCGGCAATCAAATCATCCTGAATGTCGGTCCAAACATCCCGCAGCGGCAACAGCGTCTCCGTATCGATCGGGACACCGTGGTGCTCAATCGCGCTCGCCCCCCACACCATATAACGGCCGCGCAGCAGCGCACGTGGCCAATCGATTCGAGGAGCCATGGCGTAGAGAAGCCGGCTCGTGGCTTCTACGTCGGCTTCACAGTAGTTCAGGATTTGCTCGGGCGTGTACTGGCCGTACCAAACGTCAGCGCCGATGGCCTTGGACATCTCTTTCTTTTCAGTAGCGCCATGCGGGTCGAGCCCGAAAGCTACCAAAGCGCCAAGCAGACCGTTGCCACACGGCACCGGCAAGCCGTTCGTCAAAGTTCGGAATTCGGCAAAAAGGTCGACAGCTCGCTCGGGCAACGGCCACCCGAGAACTCGGTAGCAACCAGCATCGGCGGAAGCGTAGTAAGCGACGGTTAGAACGTCCGACCCTGTAGCGTAGGGCGGCGCCGAGGGAAAATGACCCTCAAAAATCCTGAACCGCCGCCCACTCCGCAACTCCCACGCGACCAGACAAGTCGGGCCGGGAGGATTGCCGGGCTTGGTATAGTCCGGCCGCTCTCCCGGCAACGTCGGGAACTCGAAATCCAGAACAACGATCTCCCGAAAGCGGTCGAGCAATTACGCCACCCGCACAAGGTCGCGGGTGGCCTTCTCGATCTTCTCGCGCAGAAGGCGTCGTTCGATCGCCTTCTGCATTTCCTCATCAGGGTCGGGGAAGAACTCAAGCTGTGAAAGCTGTTCAAGCTTTCTGGTCAGACGCCGGCGCCGGCGGCGGATTTGGGCCGAACGGGCTTGCCTAGTCATGCTACGCCCCGGAGTTGCTTGACCACGGGGTGATCCACGCTGTCGATCAGGGCGTCTTTGCCCACTAGACGCATGACCTGTTCGAAGGTGAGATCGGGCCAGGTCGGGTCGGGAAATTTATTAAAGGGCGGGGTGAATTCGTAGCCTCGCAGGAACTGGTTCGATTTGATCTTGAGCCATCGATCCATCGCGAGTGCGGCACCTTCGCGGGCAGTTTGCCAATAGGTGTTGTCCTTGCCATCGACGCCGGGCAACGGGATTGCCCATGCAAACACGACGCCTTGCCGCGTGATGCAGGTGTAGATCGTCACCACGCGGAATTCACCCTCCAATTCGGGAAGCATCCTGGCCGAGACAAGGTAGGTCTCGCGCTCATCTTTGAGTTCAAGCGTGGCGAATTGGCCGTGCCAGGTGGAGTGCGTCCTGATGTACGTCTGCGGGTTCGGCTTCATCAACGGGATGCGGGTCAACAGTTTTTTCCCGCTGCCGGTCTGCAAGAAATCTTGTGTGAGCCGCAGATTGTGGAGAGCGAGCGGATCGTTCGGATCGTCCTTGGGGGCGTCCGCAGGCATGGGAATGGCCGACGGATTGTCGGGAATGGCCGACGGAATGTCCTGGGGACCGGCGTCCGTTGGCGCCACCTGCTTCGGCAGGGTTTGAGGGTTCTTCATGTCTTGATGACCTTTCGACTGAGCGGGACGAGACGACCGAACGCCTCCTCGACAGACGCCGGCCGCCCCATCTCGCGCGCGAACCCGCCCGGTTGGGCGAGCCAGCCTCATAGGTATCAGTCGATACCTATGGAGATCAAGCCTTACGGTCAGACTCAATGGATACTTAAACGTGCGGAACGCCAGAATACTGCAAGGACTTTCGGTGCCAATAACGGTGCCAGCGGCACCGGCACCTTTAGGCTCGATCTTGCAAATGCTTGAAATTTCCGGGAAAGTTTGGTCGGAGTGGCAGGATTTGAACCTGCGACCCCCTCGTCCCGAACGAGGTGCTCTACCAGGCTGAGCCACACTCCGACGGCTCGTCTTATATACGGCGGCCCCTTACGGCCGCAAGCGTGGGAAAGCGTGGGCGTTTTCCTGGGAATTCCATGGGTGCCGGGCCGATCACACGCGTGCTTGGGGCGGACCCGGAGGCGATCACCGCGGCTGCGCGCTCTCTCGCCGCGGGCGGCCTCGTGGCGTTCCCGACCGAGACCGTTTACGGGCTCGGGGCCGATGCCCAGAACGGGGAGGCCGTG